GTGTATAATATTCTTATAGAATATCTGAAAGAGCAATTATTTTATTAATTTTATAAACAATTAAAATAAGGAACTTCTTAAAGATACTCTTTAGCTAATAAGGAAAATAACTATGGCTACTGTTAGTAAATACATAACTGTAGAACAATTTAAAAAACTATATCCTGACTTAGACATAGAGCAGTATGCTGTTGTTAGTGGAAAAGTAAAATTAAAGAATGATGGCACACCTGCAAAGAAACGAGGTTTTAAAAAAGGGGCTGTTAGACGCTTCAGCAAAGTTAAGGGAGCAAATAAAAAAAAGATAGCTAATAAAAAAATAGCTAGTAAGAAAGTAAAGACTGCTACAAGAGCTGCAAAGAAAGTAGCAAGCAATCCGAAAAAGAGTATAATATCTAAGGAAGCAATCAAAGGTGCTAACTTAGCGGGCAAGAGGATACTCTTTGAACCAAACCCCGGACCGCAAACAGATTTCCTCGCCGCCCCTGAGAAAGATGTTTTGTATGGTGGCGCAGCTGGAGGCGGTAAGTCTTACGCTATGTTAGTTGACCCATTACGATACGCACACAGAGAACAACACAGAGCATTAATACTAAGACGCTCTATGCCTGAACTTAGAGAACTTATTGATAAGAGTAGGGAGCTTTACCCCAAGGCTTTTATCGGAGCTAAGTTTAGAGAAGTGGACAAAATATGGAAGTTCCCTTCTGGCGCTACTATTCAATTCTCCTTCTTAGAAAAAGATTCAGATGTATATAGATTCCAAGGACAAGCCTACAGTTGGATTGGCTTTGATGAAATCACTCACCTACCCACCGAGTTTGCGTGGAACTACTTAGCCTCTCGACTAAGAACAACAGACCCAGAAATACAAACCTATATGCGTTGTACTGCTAACCCCGGCGGTAGCGGAGCAGCGTGGGTAAAGAAAAGATATATAGAAGGAGCGCCAGCCAATGAAACCTTCTTAGGTAAAGACGGTGTGTTTAGAAAGTTCATACCTGCTTTACTACAAGATAACCCTTACTTAGCAGACACTGACTACTTAAAGATGTTAGAGTCTCTGCCTCCAGTACAAAGAAAACAATTACTGGAAGGTAACTGGGAAATTAATGAAGGTGCAGCGTTTGTAGAATTTGATACAGAAAAACATATTATTCCTCCTTTTGCTATACCTCCTAGTTGGTCAAGACTTAAAGGAGTTGACTATGGTTATTCTGCGGAGTCTGCTGTAATATGGGCAGCGGTTGACCCAGAAGATGATACACTTATAATATATAGAGAACTATATCAAAAAGGATTAACGGGTGAGGATTTAGCAGAACGCATAACAGCTTATGAAGAAGACGATGCTTATTCTATACCGGGAGTGTTAGACGGTGCAGCTTGGAATAGAACTGGATATACTGGTCCAACAATAGGAGAGATACTTGTTAGAGCTGGACATAAGCTAAGACCGGCTGATAAAAATAGATTAGCGGGTAAAATACAAATACATGAAAGATTAAAACCTAATAAGATAGATGGCAGACCTAAGATGCAAATCTTTAACTCTTGTCCTCATCTTATTAGAGAATTACAAACAATACCAGTTGATAAAGTAAGACCGGAAGATGTAGATACAAAAGCACCTGACCATGCCTATGATGCGTTGCGTTATTTGATTATGTCAAGACCAAGAGCAAATGTTCACCAAGACATGTTTGAATTTAAAAGAAACCTAGATACAGCACAACCTGTAGACGAAGTATTTGGATATTAAATTTATTTTGTCTTTAGGGGTTGACAAAACCTTTAAAGGACTGTATAATGTATATCTATTGGTTTTACTTAAATTTTGTATAGATGGCTGACAAAAAAATAAAATACGATATAAACGAAGCAGAGCAGCCATTTATGTCTGCTGATGATTTTAATGGTGAATCTGAAGAGGATATATCAGAAGAACGCAGTGAAGTATTTATTTCTAGACTGGCTGGTTTAGTACAAGAAAAATTTGAATCGGCTGAAAGAGGAAGACAAGATGATGAAGGTCGTTGGTTAAACTCTTATCATAACTACCGTGGTATTTATAATAAGAATATAAAGTTTAAAGAAAACGAAAAGTCTAAAGTCTTTATTAAAGTTACTAAGACTAAAACTCTTGCAGCTTATGGACAACTTGCCGATGTAGTTTTTTCTGGCGCAAAGTTTCCATTACAAATACAAGAGACTCCTTTACCAGATGGTATTGCGGAATACGCACACTTAAATCCTTTAAAAGAAACAATCGGCAGTCCTTTAGATATCTCACCAGAGTTGGAAGGTAATCTAGATTACTCAGGACAAGAAGGAATAACAAATGATAATGTAGGTAACTTCAATCCCTATGATGTCGGATTTGCTGGAGACGGTAACGAATTAAAGCCCGGCGCAATACAAACAGATTCAGATAAGTTTCTTGGTTCGTTAGAAGACGAATACAAAAACAAAGACGATGAAGTAGTTATAGAAAGAGGAGTAGCGCGTTCTCCTGAAATGCCACAGATACAACCGGCACAAATCGCAGCAAGAAGAATGGAGAAGTTAATCCATGACCAGATTGAAGAATCAAACGGCACAACGGAGTTGCGTAATGCGTTATTCGAAGCGGTACTTTTGGGAACAGGCATCGTCAAAGGTCCGTTTAATTATAATAAGACATTACACTCATGGGAAACTAAAGAAGACGGTACGAGAGCTTACAACCCGGAAGCAGTAAGAGTACCGCGTTTAGAGTTTGTTAGTGCTTGGGATTTCTATCCTGACCCTAATGCAACTTCAATGGATGATGCAGAGTGGGTTGTACATAGACATAAGTACAACAAGTCTCAACTAAGAGCATTAATGAATCGCCCTTTCTTTGACAAAGAAAAAATATTAGAATGTATAAGACAAGGATACAATTATAATAAGAGGTCATTTGAAAGTGAAATAAAACTAGATAACAATACTAGTTGGAATGAAACAGAAAGATACGAAGTACTAGAGTACTGGGGAGTAATGGATGCAGAGTTTGCTAGAGAAGCTGGACTTAATGTTGACCCTAGTATAGATGATTTAGAAGAAATACAAATCAATGCTTGGGTTTGTATGGGCAAGATTTTAAGACTTGTCTCTAATCCTTTTAAACCATCGCGTCTACCTTACCATGCATTCCCTTATGAAAAGAATCCTTATTCTTTCTGGGGTGTTGGAGTTCCAGAGAACATGGAAGACGCACAGCAGATTATGAATGGTCATGCAAGAATGGCTATAGACAATCTAGCACTAGCGGGGTCTTTAGTATTTGATATAGACGAAGCGGCTTTGGTTAGCGGTCAGTCTATGGAAATATACCCCGGCAAGATATTTAAAAGACAGGCGGGTATGCCCGGTCAGTCTATATATGGATTAAAGTTTCCTAACACAGCACCAGAGAATATGCAGATGTTTGATAGGTTTAGACAACTAGCAGACGAAGCAACAGGAATACCTTCCTACTCTCACGGTAACACAGGTGTTCAGGGAATGACACGAACAGCATCAGGTATGTCAATGCTAATGGGTGCAGCCTCTTTAAACATTAAGACGGTTGTAAAGAACTTAGATGACTTCCTGTTAAAACCATTAGGTAAAGCTTTTTATCAATGGAACATGCAATTTTATGAAGGAGAGTTAAATGTTACTGGAGACCTTGAAGTTAAAGCTACAGGCACTAGTTCACTCATGCAAAAAGAAGTTAGGTCTCAAAGACTCACAACCTTTTTACAGTCAGTACAAAATCCCGCTGTTGCGCCTTTTGTCAAAGTGTCGAAGATTATACAAGAACTTGCTTACAGTCTTGACTTTGACCCCGAAGAAATAATAAATTCGCCTGAAGAAGCTGCTATCTATGCAGAAATTATAGGGCTACAAAATCAACAACCTGCACCAGAAGCACCGCCACCGGGTGATGTAACAGGAACAGGGGATGGTAATATAGGAACAGGAGCAACGCCACAACCCGGCGAAGAGCAGTTTAGTGGTTCTACTTCTGCAAATGTTCCTCCACAGATGCAGATGCCACAAGGCTAACAATGGATACAAGACAGTTAAAAAGCTTAGTGTCATCTCCTACTTGGCATTTATTTGAAGAGTATTTAGAAAAAGAAAAACAAATGAATGTTAAAAGAGTTATGAACTCTACCGAAGAAAAAGAAATCTGTAAAGCACAAGGAAGATACGCTTTAGCAGAACAAATATTAAATATAAGAACCACACTAATGAAAAAATAATATGGGTGTACCCTCTCAACTAGACAGCTTAAGAAAAGCATGTGCTGATGGCAATGTAGAAGCTTGTAGGTTATTACGAGAACAAACACCTTTAGAATACAGGGGAATGAAAATGGCACAAGGCGGACTACTAGCAGACTCAGCAAGAAACTGGAGAATGGAATCAACTTATCCAGAAACAGAAAAAGGAGAAGCTAGAAGACTAACAAAAGAAGCTGTGCCAGTAGCTGAAAGGGAGGAAGCATTTATGTATAGTCCATTAAAAACAGGATACGCTGAAGGTGGAGAGGTAGACGCTTTTGATACAGCTGGTTCTATGTTACAACCAGAAGTACCTTTAAACTTTGATGATGAATCCATGATGATGGAAGATGACATGATGATGGAAGATGATATGATGATGGAGCAAGAAAGCGGTCTAACAGCAGAGCAAGAACGTGTTTTAGCCGAAGCTATGTCTGACTATCCTGAACTGGAAGACATATTAGATACCCTAGGCAGCACAATGGGAACAGGTGAATTTACTGGGTCGGGTGAAGTAGAAGGACCGGGTACAGAAACAAGCGACTCAATACCAGCACAGTTATCTGATGGTGAGTTTGTTATAACAGCTAAAGCTGTAAAGCAATTAGGTGTAGACAAACTTAGAAAGATGATGGCTAAAGCCGAA